TAGAAAAGCATCAGAACTTTATTTAAAGAAACTTAAAATACATAATTCAACATTAGAACACGAAAAGAAAACTGAAGGTGTTTATACAATAGAAAGTTGGATAGTTGAAGATGTTAAAAAAGACAAATCAGCTATTTACAATTTAAATGCAGTTGAAGGTGCTTGGGTTGTTGTTCAAAGAATAGACAATGAAGAAGTTTGGAACGATGTTAAAGAAGGTAAATATCAAGGTTATTCTATTGAAGGATATTTTTCTGAAAAAGCAGAATTAAATCTACAAGAAAGTAAAGAGCAAGAATTAATTGAAAAAATAAAACAAATACTAATTAATGTTTAACATATTTAAAATGGGAAAAAATAAATACACAAGTCCAAAAGGTTCAAAACAAGGTTGTTTATGTGATGATAGCACATATTCAGCAGAATGTTGCAAAGGTGAATTAATCAATCAAGGTATTGGTTCAACAGTTGAACAAGGCACTTCAACAGTAACACAAGTTGATGGAGAAAGAACAATGGTTAGAACAAATGGCTAACCAATTTATAAGCAATTTATAACAAATATAAATAGTATTAATTTTTAAATAAAAAATAGATGACACCAGAAGTAACAAAGATTGGTAACAAGTTATTTGACAAAGTAGAATTGTCAAGTGTAAAAGTAGAATTAGGAGTTGTGGAAGATATAGCTAAAATGGCTTCAGATGCAAATTCTTTATTAAAAATATTAGTTGATGATAAAACATTATTAGCAAATGCTGATAAAGCAATAGCTGTTGCAAATACAAATGCTGATAAGGTTGCAGTTAATTCAGAAAAAAATGCTCAAAAAGCATTGGCTTTGTTACCTAAAATTGGAACTATATTAGATAAAGCAGACCAAGCAGCAAAAGGTTTAGGTTTAGATAGCAAAGGTATTACAGGTTATTCTGATTTAGATAAACTTTATTTTGCTTTAGAAGCAGCTCAAAAAGAAGTAGGTTTAGGTTATAAATTTCAAAATTAAAAAAGTAAATATGAACGTAGTAAATCAAATCAAAGAACTTTTGGGTATGGATGTAAAACTTGCTCAAATGAAATTACAAGATGGTGTTACTGTTATTGAAGCAGAAGCATTCGAACCAGAAATGGCTGTCTTTATTGTAAATGAAGATGAAAGAGTACCAATGCCAGTTGGTGAATATATGTTAGAAGATGGTAATGTATTAAAAGTAGAAACTGAAGGTGTTATTGCATCTATTGAAATGCCAGTAGAAGAAGCACCTGAAGTAGAAGTAGAAGTAGAAACTACTAAAAAAGAAGAAGAAATGAATGCTGAAGTAGCTGCACCAAAAAGAGTAGTTGAAAGTGTTACTAAAGAAATGTTCTTTTCAGAAATTGAAAAATTAAGAGCAGAAATTGCTGAATTAAAATTATCAAAAACAGAAGTAGTTGAAGCAGTTGAATTGTCAAATGATAACATTGAAGTTTTATCACACAATCCAGAAGCAACTAATGAAGTTAAAATGAATTTATATTCTAAAAAAAGACAAGCTACAACATTTGATGTAGTATTGAGTAAATTAAACAAATAATAAAAATAAAAATTAAATAAAAAATGGCTACAACAACAAGTATTACAACAACCTATGCTGGTGAGTTTGCAGGTAAATACATATCAGCAGCTTTACTTTCTGCTTCTACTATCGAAAATGGTGGTATTGAAGTAAAACCAAATGTTAAATACAAAGAAGTAATTAAGAAAATTGCTACTGATGCAATCGTAAAAGATGCAACTTGTGATTTTGATGCAACTTCTACTTTAACATTAACTGAAAGAATTTTACAACCAGAAGAATTCCAAGTAAATTTACAATTATGTAAGAAAGATTTCCGTTCAGATTGGGAAGCTGTACAAATGGGATATTCTGCATTTGACAATTTGCCACCTTCATTTGCTGATTTCTTATTAGCTCACGTTGCTGCTAAAGTTGCTGATAAAACAGAAAAAAACATTTGGGCTGGTGTTACTGCTAATGCTGGAGAATTTAACGGATTTACAAGATTACTAACTTTAGATGCTGGTTTACCACCTGCACAAGAAGTTGCAGCTACTTCAACAAACATTACTGCTGCTGGAACTGTTATTGCTGAATTAGGAAAATTAGTTGATGCTATTCCAGCTACATTATACGGAAAAGAAGATTTATACTTATACGTTTCTCAAGCAACAGCAAGAGCATATGTAAGAGCTTTAGGTGGATTTGGAGCATCAGGTTTAGGTGCTAATGGTACTAACGCAATGGGAACACAATGGTGGAATAATGGTTCACTTTCTTTTGATGGAATTAAAATCTTTGTTGCAAACGGATTAGCACCAACAGTTGCTATTGCTGCTCAAAAATCTAACCTTTACTTTGGAACTGGTCTTTTGTCAGATAACCAAGAAGTGAAGTTGATTGATATGGCTGATATTGATGGTTCACAAAACGTTAGAGTTGTGATGAGGTTTACTGCTGGTGTACAATACGGAATAGTAGAAGATATTACTACTTATGGTATTACTAACGCTGCTAACTAATAATTAATTATTAATCAAAATAAGGGTGGTGCAAAAACACCACCTTTTTTTTAACTTTAAAAAAATATAGATATGGCTTGTGATATTAGTTTAGGTAGAATTGAACCGTGCAAAGATAGCAATGGTGGATTAAAAGCAGTTTATTTCGTTAATTGGTCAGAAAAAACAGCTATTACTTATGGGACTGGTGCTGATACAGATGCGATTGAGGCAGTTGCTGATTATGATGGAAATCCAGTAAATGCTTATAAATATGAGTTAAAAGGTAATTCATCTTTTACACAAACAATTACATCATCAAGAGAAAATGGTACTACATTTTTTCAACAAGAATTAGCATTGACTTTAAAAAAATTATCAATAACAGACAATAAACAAATTAAACTTTTGGCTTATGGTAGACCAATGGTGATTGTTGAAGATAACAATGGTAGTTTATTTTTATGTGGTACAGAACACGGAATGGATGTAACAGGTGGGACTATTGTGACTGGAGCAGCTATGGGTGATTTAAGTGGATATACTTTAACACTTACAGGAATGGAACCAATTCCAGCAAATTTCTTTTTAAATACTTTAGCTCAAAGTAATTTTACAGTTATAAATTAAGTTTTAATAATAATTGTTTTTTTGTTTTTTAATTAAGGGATGCTTATGTATCCCTTTTTTATTTTAAAACAATTTCAACTTACTTTTATTTTTAAATAAAAAGATAATGATAATTTTAAAAGAACAAGAAGAAGTACAATCTTTAAAATTCATTCCAAGACAATATAAAGCAACATCAATAGTTTTGGTAAATGAAATGACAAATGAAAGTACTACTATATCATCTGATTTTTACATAGATGGTTATTATCTATACACAACAGCTACATTTGATTTAATAGAAGGTAACTTTTATACATTATCTATTCTTAATGATACTGATGTAGTTTATAAAGACAAAATATTTTGCACAAATCAAGTTATTGCTAATTTTTCAATTAACGATGGTCAATATGTAGCAAATCAAACAACTAATGATTATATAGTTTATGAGTAATAATTCAAATATTTCTATTGTAAATTTAAGTGCTTATACAAGTCCTAAAATACAAGAAAATAAAAAACAAGGTTATATAGAATATGGTGATGATAATAACTACTTTCAATTTTTAATTGATAGGTTCTTATATTCAACTACAAATGGTGCTATTATTACAGGTATATCAAATATGATATATGGTAAAGGTTTAGATGCTTTAGATGCAGCAAGAAAGCCAAATGAATATGCACAAATGAAAACTTTATTTAAGCCAGAAATGTTGCGTAAAGTATGTTTAGAACGCAAACTAATGGGTATGGCTTCTATGCAAATAGTAAAGCAAAAGAATAGAATAGTTAAAGTTGAACATTTTCCTATACATACATTAAGAGCAGAAAAATGTAATGATAAAGGACAAATAGAAGCATACTTTTATTCAGCAGATTGGAGTAAAGTTAAACCTTCTGAAGTATTAAAAAGAATACCAGCTTTTGGTTTTGGTAATGGTAATGAAATAGAAATAATGGTTGTTAAACCTTATTTACCAACATTCCACTATTATACACCTGTTGATTATAATGGTGCTTTAGATTACGCAATGCTTGAAGAAGAAATATCAGTTTA